CAGCTACAGACGCACAAGGTCAAACCATCACTTACGCTGTAACATCAGGTGCTTTACCTACAGGAATTACATTAAATTCTGACGGTTCTTTCGCAGGTACAGCTAATGCAGAAACTTCAGACACGACTTACACTTTTGAAATTACACCGACAGATAGTGCAGGAGTGGCAGGTGTAGCTAGACAATTTACAATCGAAGTCAAAGCTCCAGTATTACAAACATTCTCAACTTACGGAACAGGAACTTGGACTGCTCCTTTAACTGGTAATATTAAAGTATTAGTTATTGGTGGCGCAGGTGGCTACGGTCATAACTATGGGAGAGGTGGAGCAGGCGGGGTAGTTTGGCACGATAACTACGCTGTTGTTTCAGGTACAGATTATAATTACGAAGTTGGAGAAAGTGGTTCAGCATGGCACACAAGAACAGGTGGTGGAAATAATGTTGGTAAAAATGGTGGCTCATCTAAATTTGGAATTAGCGGTAACTCAGCAGAATTAATCGCATTAGGTGGCGGTGGTGGTATGCACCCATCAGGCTCACAAGAAAAATCAGCAGGTTCAGCTAACGAGGGTTCTTACATGGGTAACGTAGGTTCGCAAGTTCAAAACTGTTACAAACCAACAGCATCACTTGGAACTCAACAAGGTGTTGGTGCAACAATTTACGGTGGCTACAGAGCAGGAACTTCAAACATGGCACACTACGCTTGGGACACAGCAGGGTCAGCAGGTGCAAACGGTAACGGTTCGTCAGTTTCAAGATGTGGCGGTAACGCTAACGGTGGAGCAGGAGTTGATTTCACAAATATAGATAGTGACATTGCAGGATTAGGTCACAACGGTCACTTCTCGGCAGGTTGGCACGCAGGGGGTGGCTACGGTGGAACATCAGGAACTATGCAAGATGGATATAACGCTTTTGGTGGCGCAGGAACAACAACAGGTGCAGTTATTCTTAAATACTAATGGAGCAATCTCCACACCCTGAAACACCTTTAAGTAAAAAAAGATATTCAATTTGTCAGACTTGTAAGTCTTTCAACTCAACAACAAAAATATGTAAGGAATGTAATTGTTTTATGCCTTTAAAAGTAAGAGTGCCTTTATGGCTTCATAAAGATGTGAAATGCCCACTAGGTAAATGGTAAATAAATTAATATATCTATTTCCAACAGTAGTTTTATACAAAGAAAATATATTAGATAAAAAAGAATTATCTGAACTAAAATATTATTCTTATGGAATATTAGACAAAACTAATTCAGGTGGAAGTAATTGGTATTCAGATGTTAAGAATACATTCAATACTTACAACATTGTAAAAGACCAGAGATTTGAAAAAATTTTAAGTAAAATCACACAGTCAGTAAATTATTTTAATGAACAAAATGCTTCTAATTTTATTTACAAAGAACCAATATCAGGTTGGTTAAATTATTATAACAAAGGTGATTATCAAGAGTTTCACAATCACGCTACTCATAGATATTCAGCTATTTATATAGTTCAAGGTAATAAAGGAAATGAAACAAAAGTTAGTTTCAATAATCCATATCAAGATATGTTACCACCTATAAATACAAAGCATAACGATTTAACTTATCAATCATACGACTTACAACCTGTTGAGAATAGTCTTTTAATATTTAGAAGTCATTTACAACATTGTGTTCATAAACATTCAGATGAAACACCAAGAATAACTTTAGCTTGTAATTATAACTAATGGAAATTATAAAAAATTTTTTACCAAAACCATTGTTTGAAACAATAGAAACAATAACAATGAAAAGTGATTTTCCATATAAATATGAAGCTACAACAGCAGACCAAAACGATAATTCTTATTTCTTCTTTTGTCACATGATTTTTAAAAATGGTAGACCTACTGATTGGTTGATGCCTATTGTTTATCCATTAATGGCAAAAGTAGAACATTCAGAATTAATTAGAGCAAAAGTAAATTTATATACAAAGACACCAAAGCCAATAGTTACAGGTTTTCATATTGATGGCGATTTTGACCACAAGGTATTACTTTATTCAGTAAATACAAATAATGGTTACACATTCTTTGAAAATGGAGAAAAAGTTCCATCTATAGCTAACCAAGCTGTAATCTTTGATGGAAAACTACAACACTCATCAGTTACACAAACAGATGAAAACGTAAGAGTAAACATAAATATTAATTTTAAATAATGCCAAGAAAAAAAGTTACACTTAAACAATATGCAGAGCATACAGCAGGTGTACGTCTATCAGCTCACGAAAAGTTATGCGCTGAAAGAATGAAGAATATCCAAGAGAGTATTAAAGAATTATTTAAAGAAGTTAAATCTTTGAGAACTGAAGTTAGCAAAGGTAAAGGTGCAATTAGTGTATTAGTCTTTTTAGGAACAGTCGTTGCAGGAATAATAGGATTTTTTCAGTTGAAATGAAATATGTCCTAGTAATGTTTCTTTGCATATCAGGCCAAACTTGTATCGAAGAAAAAACTTCACCAGTTGAATACCTTACTCACTACGACTGTGTAAGTGATGGTTATATCCGTAGTTATCATTCCTTAATGGAACTAGGAGTAGATGTCGTAGACACAAATAGATTTATAGTAAAATTTCAATGTATGGGAGTGAAAGATGAAAATATCTGACAATACAAATATTAGTCTACCTGTTCGTAATCTTTTAGCCCTGATTTTTATAATTTGTAGCGGTCTATATGGCTTTTTTCAGGTTCAAGAACGCCTAAATGTATTGGAGACTTCTAAACAGCTTATGGAAGCTGACCTCTTAAAAAAAGCAGAGCAGACGCCAAAAAATTTAGAAATGCTGATGTTAATTGAAATGAACTCGAAATTATTAGAAAAACATCAAATTCAATTAGACGAAAATATTCATACAAAAGTTTTATTAACGGAAGCAAATAAAAAAATAGAAAAACTACAGCAAGACGTAGAAAAATTAATTAGAAATGGGAGTGGACACTAATGGTTGAGGTAATGGCTTTATTAATGTTTGTTGGCGTAGACCAAAAGTTAGTAGAATTTACTTATATGCCGACTGTCTCAAAATGTATTGAGAAAAAAAGGATAGCTACTAGGAACAGTAACGCTATGTATATTTGCTCTAAAGTAAAAGCAGAATTATCTCCTGACAATAAGATTATTAAAATAGTAAGAGACTAATGAAAAAGATTATAGATTTTATAGAAAAAATTATATTAAGATTATTAGGTTACAAATGAGTGAAAAATTAAAAGAACTACATGGTGTATTAGCTGATGAATTGCTAAAGAGAGTAAAAGACCCTGACTGTAAATCATCAGATTTAAACGTAGCAAGACAATTTCTAAGAGACAATAATATAGATGCTGTACCTACTGAGGACAGTCCGTTAGCTAAACTAATGGAAGAACTACCGTTTAATGAAAACAAAAAACCAGTCGTTAAAAATTAAAGATTTTAGAAATTTTTTATATCTAACTTGGAAACATTTACGACTACCTGAACCCACACCTATACAATATGATATAGCAGACTACTTACAAAGAGGTGGTCAGAGATGTATTATATCCGCATTTAGAGGTGTAGGTAAAAGTTGGATTACAGCGTCATACGTCTTATGGAGACTGCTTTTAAATGCTGATATTAACATATTAGTAGTATCAGCTAGTAAAAACAGAGCAGATGACTTTAGTACATTCTGTTTAAGATTATTGTCAGAAATGCCAATGCTTAAACACCTATATCCAAAGACTGACCAAAGACAAAGTAAAATAAGTTTTGACGTTGCGACTGCTACCGCTTCACAGCAACCAAGCGTCAAAAGTCTAGGTATCACTTCTCAGATAACTGGGTCTAGAGCAGACTTAGTTATTGCAGATGATGTAGAGACTTCAGGTAACACACAAACTCAATTTATGAGAGATAAACTCTCCGAAGCAATCAAGGAGTTCGAAGCTGTTATTAAACCTGATGTATCACGAATTGTTTATTTAGGTACACCTCAAACAGAGCAAAGTATCTATAATAAACTGCAAGAGAGAGGATATAAGATTAGATACTGGACGGCTAGATACCCTAGCGAAAAACAAATGCTAACTTACGGTTCATCTTTAGCACCAACTATACAAAATACTTGGTCTGATGAAATTGTAGGTAAGCCTACAGACCCTACAAGGTTTGACGAAAAAGATTTATTAGAAAGAGAAGCATCTTATGGCCGTATAGGTTTTAATATGCAGTATCAATTAGATAGTTCTCTTTCTGATTTAGACAGATACCCATTGAAATTATCAGACCTGTCAGTAATGACGTTAAATCCTGATAATGCACCTGAGAAGGTTATATGGGCGTCTAGCCCTGAACTGAAGCATAATGATTTACCATGCGTAGGTTTACAGGGTGACGGTTTCTTTAGACCCATGCAAACACAAGGTACTTGGTTAGATTATACTGGTTGTGTGATGTCTATTGACCCTTCAGGTAAAGGTAAAGATGAAACTGCCTATACAGTTACTAAATTCTTAAATGGTAATATATACCTAGTAGATGTTGGTGGTTTTAATAGCGGTTACTCAGAGCATACTTTATCAAAACTTGTAGATATAGCCAAAAAGAACAAAGTTAAGAAGATATTGATTGAGGAGAACTTTGGTCAAGGTATGTTTACTGAACTACTAAAACCATACCTTATAAGGCAATATCCATGCACTACAGAGCCTATTAGACAGCAATCTAACAAGCATAGGCGTATATTAGACACTCTAGAGCCTATTATGGCTCAACACAGGCTCATAGTATGCCCTACAGTCATTAAGAAGGACTATGAAGGCACAAACGCTATGTACCCCCAAGAAACAGCTCTAAGATACCAATTATTCTACCAAATCAGTAGATTACAGAAGGGTGTACATACTTTAAGTCAAGACGATAGAATTGATGCTTTACAGATAGGTTGTTACTACTGGATAAGCCAATTAGCTAAAGACCAAGACTTAGCCTTTAAGACACGTAAAGAAGAAACTCTAAGGTTAGAACTAGAGAAATACTTCGGTAGTCCGACTACTAACTCATGGATTAAACTATAGTTTTGCTGATTTTGCCTTATTTATAAGACATATCAATTAAGTGCCACTATAGGGTAATACCATATAGTTTAATCTTTAGTGTCCTTTGTAAAAGAGGGAAAAGAGTAAATATATATCAATAACAAGTCAGTTATAATTAAACAGATAGTTAAACCTTATGTCAAACAAAGTGATATACTTTAAGAGTGTCTTTAGGAATTTTAAGCCTGATGACAAAGTTAGTAAACTTATTTCTGAAGCTATCAAAGAAGGAAACGATAGGTTCGTTGTAAGTAAGACTAAAAGACCTAATATGGATAGCAAAAAGTTTATCCTGAAGCATACTGAAGATTTTCTTGGGTATGCAGTTGATTATTCTCTTAAAGAAAAGTTTAATGATGTTCTTGGTGTCTTTGATACCATAGAATAATTTGGTATAAATATCTGACAACCTTACGTATAGGCTCGAAAATTTTTTTACCCCCTGCGCCCATTTTATATTACGATAGGGGGGGGGGTGTCTTACGCAACAGATGTTGCATTACAAACAAACAGAAACCTTATGTTCTAACAATAAACGGTAGTCTTAGAGACTAGTGACTAATGATTTTGTTGATTTTTTATAGTAGTTGCGAATTATTATCATTCCAAACTGCAAATAATTAATTTGCGTTCATCTCTCTCATTATCTGTTTTGAAATTATTTAGATGGGAACTCTAAGATTTCTTTCATTGTCTGATTGTCATGCTCTTGCATACCTTCAGTCTTACCTGCAAATTCCATCATAGAGTAAGGCATAACGCATAAGAACTTAGCCCAACGTAGGTTATTCTTTAATGGTACTGAATGTATTTCTTCTTTAGTTAGAGTATGAAAGAAGTAGTATTTATCTTTTACTTTTTGACAAGCTACAAGTTTAGGTGACAAGTTTTCAGGATATATCATTATAATCCTATTATTACATTGGTCTGTAACCTTAGTTGTATCTACACCTGCACCAGTAAATAGATGTA